AGGAAGCTCGACAAGAGCAAAACCACGGGAAGGATTGACGGCATGGTCGCTATGGCGATGGGGTTCGGTGTTGCGTCACGCGACATCGAGGAGGGGATCGATTCGTTCCTGCTGGCTCCGCTCTCGGTCTGATGGCGTTCTGGTCTCGCACATTCGCGTGGTTCGGCGCGGCTGATCGCAAGGGCGTCCAGTCCGGCATGCCCTCGACGGCGCTGGTGTCCGACACCCGCGCTGTTGGCCCGGACGGCGCCATGCAGATCAGCACCGTCTGGGGCTGCGTCTGGCTGCTGGCGAACTGCATCGCATCGCTGCCGTTCTTCGTCTATCGCGAGATGGGCGGCGGCATGCGCGACTTGGCGCGAGACGATCAGCTATACCAGCTACTGCACACCGCACCGAACGCACGCATGACGCCGGTCGAGTTCTGGTGCGCGATGATTTTGAACCTGCTGCTGCGCGGCAACGCATACGCCCGCATCGAGCGCGGGGCGGATGGGCGTGCCTACGCGCTGGTGCCGATGGCGTCCGACCAGGTAACGATGAACTGGCTGCCTGATGGAACTGTCGTCTATGAGTACCGGCTTGATAGCTCAGTCGCCGTGCTGGCCGAAGAAAACGTGCTGCACCTGAAGGAAATCGGGAACGGCACCATCGGCCTGTCCCGGCTTGAGCACATGCGCGCCACCACAAGCGAGGCGGCAAACGCGCAATCGTCGGCAAACACCATGTTTGCCAATGGCGGCAAGCCGACTGGCGTGCTGATGATCGACAAGGTGCTGAACGAGCAGCAGCGCAACGCCGTCCGCGCGAACTTCGAAGGTATCGCCACCGGCAGCACGAGCCGGCTGTTCATCCTCGAAGCGTCGATGAAGTACCAGCAGGTCAACCTTTCGCCGGCTGATCAGCAGTTGCTCGAAACCCGTCGATTCAGCGTTGAGGAAATCTGCCGCTGGTTCGGCGTGCCGGCTGTCCTGCTGAATCACAGCAACGTCACGACGTGGGGCAGCGGCGTCGAACAACTGCTGGAAGGCTTCTACAAATTGACGGTGCGCCCGTTCCTGGTGCGCATCGAGCAGTCCGTTGCAAAGCGCGTGCTCACCTCCGCGGAGCGGTCGAAATTCACCGTCGAATTCAATTTCGAGGCGTTGCTGCGCGCATCCGCGAAAGACCGCTACGCGCTCGGATCGCAGGGCGTGCAGAACGGCCTGATCACCCGCAACGAATTCCGTCAGCTTGAAAACCTGCCGCCGCTGGCTGGCGGCGATGAACTGACCGCACAGACCAACCTCGCGCCGATCAGCATGCTGGGGCGCATTCAGAAAGGGCCGGGAAATGGAACACAAGTCACTCCCGCTTAGTAACTGCGAGATCAAGCTCGACGGCGACACCGGCAGATTTGCCGGGTACGCGTCCATCTTCGGCGGCGTCGATTCCTACGGCGACACCATCGTCAAGGGCGCCTACGACTACACGCTGCGCAAGAACGGCAAGCCCAAGATGTTCTACAACCATGAGTCGTGGGACATGCCCGTCGGTAAGTGGCTGAAACTGTCCGAGGACGACACCGGCCTGCGCGTAGAGGGTGAACTCACGCTCGGCATGAGCAAGGCGAACGACCTGCATGCAGCGCTGAAGCACGGGACGCTGGACGGCATGTCCATCGGCTACGCGCTGAGCAAGGACGACTACGAGCAACTGGACGGCGGTGGGCGCCTGATCAAGCGCGTCACCCGACTGGCCGAGGTCAGCGTCGTTAATTTCCCGGCTGACTCCGGGGCAAAGGTGGATCTCGAAAGCGTGAAGTCCGCGCTGGACGACATCGAGACCATCCGCGATTTCGAGCGCTTCCTGCGGGATGCAGGGGGACTCAGTAAAGGGCTGACCGAGGCGCTGGTCAGCCGCGCAAAGATCGTCTTCGCCGCGGGGGATCCGCCGGCGCCGAAGATCGATGCGAAGGCCGCGCAGGAACTGGCCACCATGCTTGACCGCATCAACGGCCGCATTCCTGCGTCGCTCATCGGCTGACGCGCCACCCAACCCGCACCACCACCCCTGAAGCCCGCCTCGTGCGGGCTTCGTCGTTTCTGGAGATCCGAAATGGACATGTCCGACCTGATGAAGGCGCTCGGTGGCATCGAGCAAAAGCTGGCTGCGTTCGAAGAACAGGCCAAGGGCGAAATCAAGACCGTCGGTGCCATGAGCACCGAAACCAAGAACGCCATCGAGGCCATCAGCATCAAGCAGCGTGAGTTCGCCGACGAGCTGCTCGCGCTCAAGCAACGCGGCGCCCTGCCGCAGAACGAAACCAAGGCCGACGGCTGGGGCGACCAGTTCGTCAAGGCCGACGCCTACAAGTCCTTCGTCGGCGGCCAGACCCAGAAGGCCCGCTTCGAGGTGAAGAACACCGTGGTCGGCAGCGACACCACCGTCGCGCCCGATCGCAAGCCCGGCGTGGTCGGCGGCGCGTTCCAGATGCTGACGATGGAATCGCTGTTCCCGGCGGTGCCCACCAGCTCCAACGCCATCGAGTTCACCAAGGAAAACGTCTTCACGAACAACGCCGCAGAAGCGGCCGAAGGCGCCAGCAAGGCCGAGTCCTCGCTCACCTTCACCCTGGTGAACATGCCGGTGTCCACCGTCGCGCACTGGATCAAGATCAGCCGCCAGCTCGCGGCCGACCACGCCGCGCTGGCTGCCTACATCGATCTGCGCATGCGCTACGGCGTCGATCGCAAGGTCGAGTCGCAGCTGGTCAGCGGCGATGGCACTGCTCCGAACATCAGCGGCATCCTCGACACCGGCAACTTTACCGCTCACGGCTATGCCGATGCCGCGCTCGGTTCCACGCTGAAGAAGCTGGTGCTGATCCGCAAGATCATGGGCGACCTCTGGGCCGCCGGCTACCCGGCCAACGCCATCGTGCTCAACCCGGCCGACTGGGCCCAGATCGAGATCGACATCTTCACCGCCAACACCAACATGGTGGCCTTCAAGTACGACGAAGGTGGCCGCCCCATCCTGTTCGGCGTTCCGGTGGTGCAGTCCGTGGGCATGACGGCTGACCAGGTGGCTGTTGGCGCCTTCGCCTCCGCTGCCACGCTCTACAACCGCGAGGGCGTCGTGGTCGAAATGTCCGACAGCGACAGCGATAATTTCACGAAGAACCTCATCACCCTGCGCGCCGAGCGCCGCCTCGCGCTCGCCACCGAGCGCCCGGCCGCCATCCGCGCAGGTGACCTCACCCCGGCCTGATAGCCGGTCTGCAGTCCAGTATCACCCGGCGCCCGCCCTCACCGGCGGGCGCCATCCCCTGAATTCGTGGAGCACCGCCATGGACCTTGTCCGAGTCAAGATCAAAGGCATCGTCGTCACGCCGCAGTACGGCACCCTCAGCCCGGGCGACGAGCTGCGCACCGACCCCACCTTCGCCCGCCACCTGGTCGAAGACTGCAACGCCGCCGAGTACCTCGACGCCTCGCCGGCCGCCTCGACCGACAAGGCGCCCGCTGTCGCGCAGAATCCGAAGGCCAAGAAAGGCGGTGCCGCATGACCGTCCGTTTTCTCACCTCATGGAACGGCTACAGCGCGGGCGACCGGGCGACGCTGACGAACGAGGCAGCGCTGATTTCAGCCGGAATTGCTCGCGCGGATTATGTGCAGGATGGCGCATCACCGCTCTATCCGCCGAACAGGAACGACGCCACTGCGGTGGTGGAGGCGGCTGGTGTTTTTTATTCCAATCCTGCGCCGTCCGGAGTTGAGTTGTTTGGTCCGGGTGCATCACTGTCCGTGGTTCCCTCAATTGTTAATGGTGCCCAGTGCACCATTAACTCCTCGGGCACCAGCACCATCAACGGCGAGTCGTATTTCACGGTCAGCGCCACCGCTACAGGCGCGTCTACAAACTGGTTCGAAATCCAGCTCAACAACCTGTCGCCATTTGCGTCAGACACATTGGCCCTGGAGTTTTTGACAGACAACCACGTCAGCGTGAGCACCATTGGCGCATATATGGGCACGTCCGGATATTCCTTGTTTGCTGTCTCGTCAAAAAACATGGGCTCGAATGGCAACGGCATAAGCCCGTTTTTTAATCTCGGTCGGCTCGCACTAACGTTCGTCAGCGCCGACTGGACAAAAACCGGTTACGTAAATGCAACCAACGTTCAGCAGTGGATCAACGCGAAAATCCGGGTATTCGTCGCCAACGGTGCCACAGTAGTGTTTAGCCTGCGGTCCA